TACAGGATATACTCGCTGATTAGCGTTACGGACGTCACCTTGAATGCAAATACCTTTCATATAAAGATCTTTGCCTTCGTTGGCATTCTCAAGCACAATTTGTGCTTGATCGAATGTCAAATGCTCTCGTAAGTAGTTGTTCATCTAATGCCCTGTCTTGCTTACTTTGCTCGCTTGCTCAACTTGTTAAGTGTTGGACCTGCGGCTTTGTCAGCAGTTTCCGGCTTACCTTTTTTCTCAGCGCCGTGTCCTGGCTCAGATTTTTTAAATCCTGTTTTGCCAGCTTTACCACCAGGAACGTTAATGTTCTTAGTGTTCATGTCTTTTGGGTTTTGGTCATTAAGTGCTGAACCTTTTATTTTTGATCCTGCGCCAGCTTCTCCACTGTTTTCAGTATCGCTACGTAAAATGTTTGCGCTTGTTCCGCCCATATTATTTGGACCTGCTACAGATGATTTTGTGTTTGCGCCATTGTCGCCCATTTTAGCCGGAGCAACTTTTTCTACATACTCACGCATTTGTTCCGCTGCTGACTTATCGCCTTCTTCAACTTCTTCGTCTGCTGCTTCGTCTAGATCTTCGTCTGACTCTTCAACTTCTTCGTCTGCTGCTTCTTCAACTTCTTCGTCTGCTGCTTCAAATGCATAACCTTCTTCTGGCTCTTTGTCATCCATGTCCATGTCCATGTCGTCGCCTGCTTCTTCTTCGTCGCCTGCGTCATCATCGTTCATCATTGAATCAAATTCTGCTTTTAGTTTTTCTAATTCATCTTCTAGATCTTCAACACGATCGGCCATGTCACCTTCGTCGTCCATGTCCATGTCGTCGCCGTCTTCGTCGTCCATGTCTGGATCCATATCCATCTCCATGTCGTCGCCAGCATCGCCACCCATCATCATTGGGTCTGCTTCTACTTCAAACTCGTCTAGATCAAAACCTTCTTCTAGTTCATCATCAGACTCATCTACTTCTTCGTCTGCTTCGTCTAGATCTTCTTCTGACTCATCTACTTCTTCTGACTCATCTACTTCTTCATCAGATGCTTCATCAACTTCTTCGTCTTCTAGTAGTGACTCATAAATATCTCTTGATTTTTCTACCACAATCTCGTGGAATAGTTCTTGTGCTCGCTCTTTGTCTTCGTTGACAAGTAGCTCGAGCATTTCTTCAAATTTACTACGATCTGCCATTGTTTTCTCCTGCAATAAAATAAATACCGTTTACTCGGTATGGGCTGTCAATATTATTTACTTTATTTACACGAAATAGTCCTGAAACGGCTATTATTTGCAAGATTTTCAGTTATCTGACTACATTAATCCGTGTCGATTTTTAAAATCTTCAACGGTAATGTGTTTTATGTTATCAATATTTACCAAATCAGGAGGAATAAAGCCTTCTTTGTCAATTACTCTTATATATTGAATATTAGGGTTTTCTTTTACAGTAATCACTGTTTGTTTAAGCCAATTGCCATAAAATGTTGCCCTGTCACCAGATTTTTTATAATTCGGTGTACTCGAAAAAATATTATTTACAAATCTACCGTCATCTAAACCTTTATAATCAAAACCTAATATATAAATTATTTTATGCTTATGCTGACTAGCTAACCATAATGCCGTCGGACCGCTGCTCCAGCCTTTGCTTGGATCAAACAAATTAAGATGTGTTATGTTGCGATAACTACGATTAGGGTTTGTCCATAAAGGTCGTGTTAAATGCCATCCTGTTTTTGTAATTTCAAAAACCATTCTAGTATCTACTGCAATTAAATAATCAGGATCGAATGTTCTATAAATTGCATTACATCCGTACATTTTACCAAAGGCTCTCAAAGGTTCTAAAGGAATGCCCTTTCGACTCATGCCATTGCCTATTATAAATGCTTTCCGCATTCCTGAAACATTTTCTTCAACAAGTTCTTGTGCATGTTCTTGTATTTTTATTAACGTAGGGTTAGGTTGTGGCTTACTACGTTCTATTGCACTTTGCTTTGCAATACGCTCTCTAGCTTTATCAATTTTACGTTGTTCTTTGAGACGTCTGTATTCTTCTTTAGAATACTTTGACTTGTCTATCTTGGCCATTAGACACCTTCAGCTGCTGCGTTTGCTGCCATTCCGTACATTTGTCTTACAAATTGAAGATCTTTTTTCTTTTCTTCTGCGTGTAAATCAGATGCTTTTCTAATTCTATTAATTTGTTTAAGAGTTAGTCTAGTTTTTCTTGTGTCGTCATAGTCAATAGGTGACACATCGTTTTCAGGCTCGTAGCGATCATCTTCTACAGGCTCTACAGTTTCTTTATCAAAATAAAATATTTCTCTCAGTATCATAGTATTATTTATATCGTTTGCTCAGCATTTGCTCCGCCGCCTGGCATAGGCGAATCGCCTGTTGCAGTTTCGGGTGAATCGCCTTCCGAGCCTTGTATTGGTGCTTCACCTGTATCATCTACATCTTCAATCCCGCCTAAGTCACTTTCTATACCAGCACTACTTATACCAGCACTACGCATTTCGCCGCCTGCGTCAGTTGCTGTTGGCTCAAGTGTTTCTTCATTTTCTTCACGCCATAAGCGTTCATTTTCTGCAATCTCTTCAGCTGATAAACCTAAGAATCTATCAAGAGCAAATCTATTTGAAATGTAAGGCAGTGCTGCCATTTGTGTATACGTAGGCACTCGTGCATTATCAATTTCACTCTGTCTATAACTTGCAAAGTTCTGCGGTGGTTGGAATTTAAGTTGAAACATATTTGTATCTATGTTTACACCTTTTTCTAATACATAACGTTTAAACTCAGTATCAAACTGCTCAGCAACTAATCCTTGTAAACGTTCACAATATGTATTAAATCTTAATTCTTGAATGTATGCTGTTCCTACTCTACCGTCATTATATTGGCTACTTGCATCATCTGCACCAGTAGGTAGATAACTTGACGGAATACGCAAGCCGCGAACTAACTTGTTAGTAAAATATCTAAGGTCATCAATTTCTCCTAGATTAGTTCCACCTGGCAATGTCTCAACTTTAGATCCACGGCCCTCAGCCGTTTGTGGAAAGAAGTAGTCTTCGTTAATTGACAGAGGATTATAAGAACTGTCTATGACATTTTGCCCTCCTCCAGTCGCCGATGGGATTCTTCTTTGGTGAATTTCGGTCTTTACACGCTCCACAAACTGCATAGCAAGGTGTGATGGCATGTTACCCACATCAACGTAGAATACTCTGCGCTCAGGAGCACGTTGAACACGATAGATAATAATCGCATCTTCAAGTAATTCTTTTTGTTTGTATACTTTAAATACAGTTTCTAATAGTGAATTACCAAACGGATAATTTTTATCTAAGCCTTCTGATAAACTTAAATGCACTACATGTTTTGCATCAACTGTAATTTCATTTTCTTCATTTTGCCAACGGTTGCCGTTGTTAATTGGGTTATTACCAACCATTCCTCTAACACCGCCAGTTAAATGTCCACTGCCGCCGCCTGTTACATTACCGTTAGTATCAAACGGAGTTGTTGCAACCATATCTACAAAATTTACATTAAAGTTTTTTACAACATACTGTTCAGGCACTTTGCCTTCTGATTCGTTAACAATAATTTTTGTTACATTAGATGGATCAGTATGAAACCATTTTCTAGTTTCTGGATCTCTAATAAAAATTTGGTCACCGTACTTGAATACATTTCTTAGTATTCTAAACATACGTGTATCAAATTTTTGTATCTTACACCATTGCTTTAGATACTGGGCAAGTATTGTAACTTCAGTATTTGTTGCCTTTTTATTAAATTCAGTTATAAAATGTGTACCGTTTTGATCATTAAGTTGAGAACAAAACTCTGCAAGGATATCTAAAGCAGCATTAACCTCTGAATCAAGATCCATTGTGTTGTACTGGCCATAACGTTCAACACGATTAGGTGTACCAACATATACATCAGGCAAATAACTCGAATAGTTTGATCTAGCAGGACCAGGCATACTACCAGAGTTGCGATTACTAAATGGACTATAGCTTCCACTAGGGTTATTTACAGTTGGTACTGGTGTAAAATATTTTTTCCAAGACATTTTTTGTTTTCCTTACGGGCTCGTTATATTTCCGTCAGCAAGATTATTATTGGCTATACCTGCTATGTTCTTAGACATTGTCTTATTATATCTGCTAGACCACATAGTATGTTCTTCTATTTTCGCTAATATACTATTTAACTCTTTTACTGTTTCCTCAGTTAGACCTGATCCGCTGCCTAAATTAAATTTACCTTCATTAAGAAGTGATGCAGTGCTGACTCCGCTTTCGAGGAGGCCGCTGTTTTTATCTGCAAGTGCTTTGTTTAATTCAATAAATGAATCAGCTAATTTTTTAATTGCTTCAGCTGTATTTGTTATTCCATCAATATCTGCAGATGCTAAATCATTTAATTTAGTTTTTACATTAGTAATATTAGCAAGTTCAGCAATTCCTTCTGCTGTTCCTTTTAATCCTTTTACTTGGCCTAGTTTCGTTAGACTTATTTTTAATGAATTGATGCTACCATAACTTACTGTTTCGCCGTTGTTAACTTGAGCCAATGTGCTCATGCCTGTTGCAAATGCTTCTAGTACTTTTAAATTGTTTTCAAGAAATTCGCTTTCAAATTTTGTAGATCCAAATTCTTTAATTTCTTTAAATGGATCTGTATCTTCTCCAAAAAAGAAATTTGATACCCCGTTCCAAAAGTTTGCTAAACCTTCGTATTTTAAACCTGCTCCTAACGTATTCATACCTGTTGCAAATGCTTGTAAAGCTTCTGCTTTTAGTTTAATAGTAGCAGTATCGATTTCTATACCTTGGAATTCTTCTAGTAATTCATAAGTTGATTTTTGTTTGCCTTTGCCACTAGCAATCGAAAATAGATTTCCTAAAAAGCCACCGATGCCCTGTATAAAGTTTCCTAAACCGTCTGCTACTTTACCTACTCCGAGTGTGCCTATACCTAAACCTACAGCTCTCATACCTTGACCTACTGATTTTAATTTTTCTCCGTCTAAGTTTTCAAACTCTTTCATATTTTCAGAAAAAGTACCAAAACTTTCTCCTAGTACCCATACACCGACGCCTATACCCGTTGCAATTGCACCTATTGCTGTTCCAAGAGCAGCAGCGCCTAATACTGCCTTAGCTCCAACAGGACTTCCCCAAACTGCTAGTCCTCTAGCTGCGCCTCCTAATAAGCCGCCTCCGCCTTTGCCAAGTCCTTCTACAAATTTAGTGCCTGCTGGTGCTTTAAGTTTTCTTGGATCTGCTGCTATTTTTTTAGATGTTTTATTTCTTACTCTTGTTTTTCCATCCTTGCCTGTAAATTCTTCTAAATCGGAAGGTAGTCCTCCGCTTCCTGAGAATGCAGTTGTTAATGCTGTTCCAATTCCTGTTGCAATTGCTGTTGCTACACCTGCGGTTACAGCAGGAAGTAAAAATAAACCAGTAAACCCAGCTACAATAACTGTTCCAATTTCATCCATTAGTGTACCGTTTTCACCAAACAGGTCATTAATAGCTTTCTTAGTCTCAGCACTAAGAAATAACCCATCTTCTAGTTGACCGGCTTCATTTGGTTTAAATGGTTTAAGATCGAGTAAACTTCCATCTATTTTATCAGTAATTGCTTTAGTAATTGCACTACCAACTGTAGACAAAGTACCAGTCTTGTCTACATAGTCATTTTCTTGAAGTTCTTTATCTAGAGATGCTTTCTTTTCTTCAAGTATTTTGTATTGTTCTTCTAATCTTGCAAGTTCTTTTACAGCTTTCGATCTTGTTTCCTCATCTGGACTAGAAGCGGCTAACATCTCTTGTTCAAGTTGTTTGGCTAAAACTTTTGAAAGTTGGGATTCAACTGTAGATTTGTTATCTAATGCCCTTTGTTTTTGTTCTTCAGCAGTAACACCCATAAAGAAATCTTTGATTACTTGTGTAATGTCTGTCCACAACATCTCCATTGCTGATTTAAATCCGTCAACACTTAAAGTAGTAATAAAACTTTCAGTCCAATCAGTAATAGTTACTATTGCATCTTTTAGAAGAGTAGTAAATCCTTCCGAACCTAACATATTTGCAATACTTTCTACTGATTGTGATATTACACTGAACACTCCACTGTCAATAAAGTTCTCTGTAATTTCTTTTCTTGCATTCTTGATAGCCTGATTAAAAGTAACTAATGCATTTGTTGTACTGTCTCTAGAATTAGATTCTTTTTTAGCTTTTTCGAGATCATCTCTTAATCTTTTTTCGTCAAAAATACCGTTATCCATATAATCAGTAAAGTTCTTGCCCATAGATTGTAAAATTAATGCTAATTCTTTACCAGGCCCGTCCATGCCTGCGGCTGCAACTGTTAATAAACCTTCTAAATCATCTGACGATGCTGCTGCTGCTTTAACGCCTTCTACAAATCTATCAATAGATCCTCCTTCAAACGCTTCCATGTCAGTATTTGCATCTTTTGTTAGTGCGGCTGTAAGTTTTATTTGTTCTGCAATTCCCGGAAGCCCTGCTGCTAACATAGCAGTTGCATCAGTTACAGGACCTATACCTAATATTTGTTGTTTATAAAACTCTGCTCCAGTTTCGCCGTATAGTGCAGCAACTTCAGCCATACCAGCACGAACTTTTTCTCTTTCAGTTTTATCCATTTTAGACATTGCCATTTGGAAAGCAACATCATTTTGATTAGCAGCAGCCTTTGCTTCAAGTGAATCTATTTCTTCACCTGTTAATTTTGACAGTGTACTTAAACTTTTAGCGTAACTTGCTGCATTTAAAGCAAGCTGGGCATCATTTATTTGTCTTGTCCTTGATCCTGCTCTGTCAAGTACAGCATATCTCATAAGTGACTCGTTAATGTCTTCAAATGTCAAACCCATATTTAAAAGTTGATTACGTGTAGTTTTATCTAGTGCTTTTTGTAAATCAGCAACTCTACGAACACCTTGTGTAACAGTTCCGCCAAATGTTGATAATTCTTTAGAATTTCCTTTAACAAATCCTGTAAACTCGTCTAAAGTCATAAACAATTGAGCCGAACTACGCCTTACTTCTTCTAAACTGTTGCCCATTGAACCGCCTACACGAGATATTTCTCTAAAACTTTCTAGCGTGTCATCAAAATATCCAGTTAAACCTGCAATAGTACTACCAAATATCGGTATATGCTTTGTAAAATCAGTTAAACTACTGCCGCCGTCGATAAGTTCTTTAGTAAAATTACTTAAACTTGTACCTATAGCAACAATACCAACTCCAAGTACGCCTAAACTCTTGCTTAATACATTTGTATTACGCTTTACAGACTTTGTATTTTCATTTAGTGCATCTCTATGGTCAGTTACAACATCAATGCCTTTATCAAAAGCATCTGCAAGTTTTTTTGCTTTGTCAGCTGACTTTTTAGGATCAAATCCTTCTTTTTTAGCAAGGTGTTCAATTGCTTTGAGAAGATCTTTTAAGGTTTCTTCACTAGCAACACCGCCTTTACCAAAATTACCAATTTCAATTTCTTCAGCCAACCCTAATTCCTATAAACTGCGCACTTAATAAATATAGATATATACTTTACATTGTATTTATATGGAGATTACCATGCCAGAGTTCGACCCTAATGCATTTCAGGGAAATAATCAAGATTTTCAGCCTAACCCGCTGCAAAAATACTTTAGACAACCTAAAGTATACATAACATTGCCTAGTAAAGGTAATTTTTACCCAGAAGGCACACTCGAATTACCCGATAACGGTGAACTTCCGGTATTTCCAATGACTGCTAAAGACGAAATTACTATCAAAACACCAGATGCGTTGTTAAACGGACAAGCAACTGTTGATGTAATTAAGAGTTGTATTCCTGCTATAATTGATCCATGGCATATGCCAAGTATCGATCTTGATGCAGTACTTGTAGGCATTCGA